CAGTCATCGTACGAGGCAAATCGTGGGAACGTACCGTCATTCCTATCGTACCCTTTTGCCCGTGTCTGTTCGAAAACTTATCACCCAACTCTGGCATTCTGTACTCCACGCAACGTATTTTCACTGTTCTCAATCCCTTGTTATTCACTAGGACAACCACCGATTCTACTCTACCGTGGGTCCAGACCTGCGTCGCCTCACTGGAATCCGCCAACTTGCCTCCAGGAAGCTCAATGGTTCTGCCCACTAGGATTGTGTTTTCATCTACGTAGGATCCAATGCGAACAATTCCTGCATCATCGAGTTGAGAATAATCCATCCCTGGCTTCAAATCGGTCCAACCAGGAACTGACTTCGGATTCGCAATCCGTGTGCGCGTCTTGGCTCTATCGTCGTCTTCCTCAATCACCGTATATGAACGATAATGCACAGTATTAAAGAGACCCCGCTGCAACGCATCATAATTGATGACAATGCCGTCTTCCTGATTATAGCCCTGGAACATTCCCATTGCCAAGATGACATTCGTTCCATAAGGTAGTTTGCCCTGACCCAGATAATCATAGTACAACGTGCGCACCAAAGGTGGAGATCCATTCGTCAAAATATGCGCCTGATTGTCATAGCGCATATGGGCATTCGAGGCATACACCGAGATTCCCTGCTTCGACTGTGAATCGCCTAGCTGGTTACGAACCGACTGATTGTGATGAGAGAAAGGAATCAAGGTGGTAATCGCACTCATAATCGTGGAAGGGTGAACCTCCACGTGCGTCGTCTCAGAGGTCATCTGCTCCAGGAAATTCACGACGAAGCATTCATTGTGCTCATAGGGGTCCACGTATTCTATGAGACCTGAGTAGGGCGTAAGATATTCAACATATTCCAACATTGTCACACCCTCACGCTCCTTCAAGGGATCCATAAAGCCAATCCAGGAAAGACCGTGGTCCGAGGCCTGAGGAAGGGTTCCCATAATCATATCACGCCACGTAGTTCCCTTGGCTGCAAGTTTATCCTTTGGGTACTTTGCATATGTCCAAGGCTCCATATGCAGCAAGGGGCGACCTGGGCGACCCTCGTCGAAATTGATTAAGACTCTGCGATCACGAATGAAAAAGGCGATTCCAACAGAAGAAGATAGACAACCCGTCCACTTGAATAATTTAATCACCTTCGTCAATTCAACCGCCGACAGAGTATAGCCAACTAGACCATTGTTAATAAAGACTGGAACACACATAGCTCTTAGACTACCCGTCGCATCCGCAACAGGTAAGACATAGCCGCGCTTGAAAAGCCACGTTAGGAACTCCTTCGTCGGCGTTGAGATACTAATCGTAGTTAGAACACTCAGATTCTTCGCAATACCAATGGATGCACCTCCTGGTGTCTCATTGGTGCAGAAATATCCATACTGACTCGTATGGAGATGACGAGGACCCGTGAGTTTCATTGATGTATCGAATTCCAAAAGAACACGTCTGCAGTGACTGATGAAATCAATGTACGATAGACGTGATAACGACTGCAGAACGCCAGATTTATCCTCTCCCAGACCTGAACCCCACTTTCCACGGAACCCACGCATCAAGCCATTCGTCAACATATTCGGAACTTCTTTCCCACTGACCCTGAAGGATCTGAACAAGGACGATGAATTGCTCTCCGAAAAGATATTCATAAAACTCTCACCTGAATAGACACTGACATTATAGTTGTATTCCTCGTCAATGGCTCGCCCTACCGCCTTGGTCCAATTCTTATAGACACCCTGGAATAGCATCTGCGTCAAGAAACCAGAGGCTAGGCATCTCTGATTACGCGTGTCATCACGGTCCGTCTTAAGATCCAGGCCGGCATAGACACGAAAAATCTTTCGAACACAATCTCCTAAGTAGGCCGCACGGGCTCCAGGAGTATCTGGAACGTGGGCAAACATTTGGTTGTGAATGATATCTAAGACGTGGGCTTCTCCGAAACCCTTCGTGAGAGTCTTAATATACTCAATGGCTGAGAAGGTATCGAGAATAGGATTGGCATCTGTGAAACAGGCGATTAGGTAAGGCTCCATAATCTTAATTTCATCCGGATCCAGATTGACAATGATATTTCGCATAATTTCCTCATCGGATTCTACGCCCAAGGCTCTAAACAAGATGCAAACAGGAATAGACATTCTTACGAAAGGGAGGCCCACATGCAAGGCTTCCGTCTTACGCACAATGATAAAGGTTACTCGGCGTACCTGTCTCGTCTCAGGAGATAAACAGGAAATACTTGCATACGTGGTAATCTTAGGATCCGCTTCCTGATTCTGAATATAAAGTGTATTGAAGGCCTGCTCCTGGTGCGTAATGAGAACCTTCTCTGAACCAGAAATAATAAAGTAGCCTCCCTGGTCATATGGACACTCTCCAACAGAGCGCAAGAATTCATCTGGCTTATTGTTCAGCAAACACGCCTTGCTATGCAACATAACAGGAATCTCCACCAGGGGGAATCTTGGCAAGAGAACATCCTTCATTGTCGGCTTACCGTCGGCACCCTTTGCAAACTTTACGCGAACCAGGATATCTGCATAGAGACCCGCCGCATACGTCAAATTACGTAGTCTGGCCTCATTCGGAAAAAGAAGACGAACCTCCTCGCCTCCCATATGCTGCAACGTTGGAGTACCTAAATGAAGACCCTTTCCATCTTCTCCACCGATGAACACTTCCACCGTGTAATTGTATGTATTCGTTCCCTTAATCAAGTCCTTTACGATAATCAAGGGATTCTGACTCTGGATAATGGCAGGTAAATCCTTTTCTAGGAACTGATTGTATGAATCCAAGTGATGACGTGTATATGGATAGGCTGTTGTCTGAAAGTATTGATCAAGGAGCCGTCTAGGAATTTCCATTGAGCGTTCTGGTTGTGCCATCCGAGTGACTCTATTTCGCAAGGTACAAAAAGTTCAGTGTCATCAGACGCTATCTGAAGATTGCATAAATTAATTGATTTCTTATTAGGAATCAATTGATTTAGAGTGAATCATTGTTAAAATGTAGGGTTGGTGCGCATACTTGTTACCAAGTTTCCTGGAGGGATGAAAGATATTGGCATTGATTTCGTTGCAGCTAGAGCTACAGGGTCTGATGTAGGAAAGGGTGTAACTCCCTTAAACTCCATCATTGATGTGTAAGGGGGGCCATTCCCAATGGCTAGAGGGCGGAAGAGACCATCTGACCAAGCACCTCCCTGCTGTGCAGCGGAGGTATCTGTCGGAAAGTTAGTTCCCTTTCCACAGTCCGCTGTTATAGCACTGCCGTAGAATCTATCAAGTCCCTGCGTCTGATATGCGGGGAAATTGCCATAGACACCCTCCACTCCAGCACGTGTCTGGTAATCTAAGGGGGCTCCTGCAAGAGCTGCTCCCAAACCGCCACCACGCGTCTTAGCTCTTCTCGTCATAGAGCGTGTCGACTTCATTCCATAACGGAACTTCAAATAGGCCGCCGCATCTGCCGGAGGAAGATCGCGCTTGAATGTCTTGCGCCACTCCTCTCTATATGCAACGACCGCATCCGAAAAAGAATGCTTGGCTACCTTTCTTAGACCCTCCACAACCTTGTCCATATGGTCAAACGCCTTGCGAAGCTGAGGGATTGTTAAAATACTAGCGGTTCTACCCTTTTTAGACGTTGATTTGGAATGAACCTTTCTTGTTTTTCTGTGGCTTTTCACCATCCTCTACTACTTATACAGTCTTAAAACTAGGCGACGCCAAGTTATTTCTTCTTGCATTATTAGGCTTTGTATTAAAAGGGTTTAAAGCCGCGAGCGCATTTGCTGGCTTAGCATTGTTCGCCTTCGTAGCATTAAACACATTCATAATTCCACCGTTATTCTTTGCATTATTTGTCTTTGTATTGTTTATTGCCGGGATTATATCCGTAACCGCAGCAGGTATAACCTGCGAAACATCTGGAGGAGATACACCAAAGGCCACCATTAGAGAAATGAGACCGCCAAAGATGACAGCGAGTAACATCACGAAAGGTGCATAATCTTGTAGTAAATCAATCAAAAGCGAGGATCTATATTCATAGGGAAACATGTTGTAATGCTGCCAGGCTCCAACAACAAACATCGCTAAAGCAAGCACACCAAGTATATAAGGTGTCATCTTAGGTAAAAAAACGAAGCATACTACTGCACCGAGAACTAATACTAATAACGATGGGACGAACAACTCCATCTTCCTTCTAATATGTTTCGCGATACGTTAGCAGCTCTTTTCTGCAACAATATCGGTGAAGACCCAATTCATTAAGAACTTCACCCTCAGGTGTCTTTGGCAGCTTAGTCTCGTCAAGGATGAGAAGAGTTGCAGCTTGACCTCCCCGGAGCTCCTTCGTCCGGCGCTGATAATAGCGCCAGAGGTCCGCTAGAACATTTCCGCAATTCATACATCGTACTGGGATTGGCATACCGTCCTTGCTACCCGGGATGTAAGCAATTTTTAAGGCACATTTTCCAATGCGTACAAACCTGGAAAAGCAACCCTCTCATAGGGTCAGAGATGTCATCTGTACTATTCCAGGGTGGTTCTTACAATCGCAACAATCAGGCCCGCAGCGATACGCGTCGTCTTGAGGCTCGTCTCGCTGAGGCTGAGAAGAAGCTCGCAGAGTTTCAGTTCGTCATTGCGACTCTTCAGAAGACCACAGGTGGTGGCAATGTAGGCCCTCCTGGCCCTCCTGGACCTATGGGACCTTCTGGTGCTATGGGACCCGCGGGTCCTATGGGTCCTGCGGGTCCTATGGGACCTGCTGGAACAAATGCTCCAGGCACATCATAAATCCCTGAATTTCTTGAGGGTCGGTGCAGCGATTTGAATTGAGTGCTTATTCAAAAGATACTTACTCAGATTTGCATAAGGCATCGTAGGAAACTGTTTGCAAACTCCGTGAATGATTGCTTCATCATCCTTTGACCACTTTGATTTACGACTCGTCAAGGTTGATGCGACTGAGCTTATTTCTGTTAGCTCAGGGCCATCGGATGTCTGTATTCTATGGCCAAGATGCAAGGTTCCCGCATGTATTGCATCGTGACACGTGTCACATACTACAGCAAGATTTGCTGCACTATGTACACTTGAACCATCTTCTAAGAGGCCATTGGTTGCATCTTGCCGTTCTCTGATATGATGCACTTCTAGGCTCTTCACGATATCATTGCCACATTTTACACATTTCTGTCTTATGACTGATGAATTCCAGGAGGATCCAATGGCCAAGGATACATCAGCCTGGCCTGTCAAGAGTTTTCTGAAACGAATCGCGTCCTCCAGAATATCATCAGGAATTCGCATTGCCTTCGCCACTTCTAAGCCATACAAGGATGACCCTGGACCATCTCTCAGAGTTCTATGATAGATAAGTTTGTCCTTCACTGTATCATATTCCACGTGTAAATGCCGAATTCTTAGGGAAGAATCCTCTGAGACTTCCTTGAGATTTGATAGTCCGTGCAAATGAGTGGCAAAGAGGAACTTTGCTTTCCGCTTCAAAAGGCCCTTGAGACCCGCTGCAACTAGGGCAGTTGCAGATGTAGTTTCTGTTCCAGAGCAGAGTTCGTCGCCTAGAACTAAGGATTTTGGTCCAGCCTCCCGAAAGATATCCCGCATTTCAGACATTTCGACCGCAAAGGATGACAGGCCTAACCACAGATTATCTGTATTTATAATGCGAGTATGGAGACTCGTAAAAGGTGCCAGAGTCATCTTAGATGCAGGAACAAAGGAACCCGCCTGGGCTAAAAGAATAGCAAGACCTGTAGCTCTCATCAGACTAGATTTTCCACTCGCATTAAGTCCATAGAGAAGCCAACTCTGCTCCTTCAAACTGATGTTATGCTGGACATAGGGAATCTTCTTATCCTGGGCCTCCAGCAAGGGGTGACGCAGACCTTCTATTGTTAGATGGCCCTCATCGGCTTCTATGAGAGTTGGGCAGGTGTAGCCGAGGTCCAAGGCGACTCTAGCGAGAGTGAGATTTACATCAATCTGTGTAATCGTATCCGTTAAGTCTAACCATTCATTGAATATGATTGAAGATAATTGGGTTCCTTGCTCTAAAAGAGCAATGGACTGCTTTTTTACAAGAGTTTCACGGAGTCTTACAATCGCATTGAAGATTTGGTCTAATTCTGGGGACTCCAGATAGGATGTACCCTTATTGATGACTGCGGTGCATCCTTGAGGGAGTTTGCCCGACTCCTTACAAGCCTGAATTGCAGATTTGGGACCCTTAATCACTAGAGATTTTTCCTTGAACTCAATCTTTAGTGTATCCACTGGTAAGCCTATCTTTGTCGCTCTTTCCTGAATCCATTTTAATATTTTTGTATACTGTTCCTGAATCTGTGATTCTACAAGGTCTAAATCTGGAACAATGCCCTGATTAAACAAGGTTTTATCTTCATTTGCCTCATACACCTTGTCTATACTGAAAATCTTGAAGACTTCCTTGGAAATCTGTAAGATGTTGTTTATAGAGAGTCCCTCAGATTTCAAAATCCACTCCGCTGCCTTGAGACTGCAATCTAAGCCTAATAAATCTGTAGAAGTCACTGTTCCTTGTTGAATCTTTCTATAAAGCCGATGCAGATCGGAGATTGTTCGGAGTCTTCTGAATATATCCAGGCTGTACTCAACCGGTTTCTTTGTCCATATAGTCACCTGATCCAGATTTTTACAGATTGTGGAATAATCTGCAGATGGCTTCAAAAGGCGTTCCCTCAGACCACGATGACCCATTGGGGATGCACATTTGTCAAACAGATTTAGAACCTCCTTAGATGAATCTGTCGGCACAATCATATGAAGCTGAACTAAGGCGTTTTCACCCAGGCACAGAGTTTTACCAGGAATCCAAGGGAACACCAGCAGATTCCCTAGACTCATAGACGGCCAGATTTCCTCTAAGGCACATAGCAAGGATAGCAGAGCCGTTTCACAATGAGACCCTGCAGAAATATGCATCGCCACATTAGTCGGTAGAAGTGTTTTGAGACCGGTTCTTGCTCTCAAGTATTCCTCTCTATAGGATGGTATTAGCCAGGCTCCAGAATTCAAGGGTGCTCGTCTGTGAAACATCGTTGTCATCGGGCATCCTAGAACTCCACGTAACATCTTTTCATTGAATCGCTCACAGAAATGCATCGGTCCATCAGTAGACCATAGAACCTCACGCGGCGGATAGAGTTCCATAAATTGTACGATTTCATTGCAGGTCCAGGCTTCTTCTGAACCCTTCGCCTGAGTTTCAAAGGTATGCAGATGGCCCGTGGTTAAATCAATGGCGGTGACTGCAATCTGTGGTGCTTGAAGGTCCTTCGGTCTCACGAAGGACACAAAGGTTAGAAACATATCTGCAGATGTTGCTGACTCCACGTGAGTTCCTGGAGTCAAGATTCGTGATACCTTCCGCTCCAGAATCTTATTCGTCTTCATATCCTTTACCTGGTCAATGATAATCACGGTCCAGCCAAGGGAGGTTAGACGACCCGCCCACTTGTGAAGACTGCCTTCTGGAATTCCTGCGACGAGCCCATCCAGGCCGCCTGGGCCCTCCCCCTTTTTTACGGAAACTTTCAAGGCCAGGAGGTCCACGAGTTCCAGGAAGGATGTGTTGCATTCACCCTCGGCATTTCTTACGTCATACATCTCATAGAAGACTCCTACCATGAGAAATATGGCTAATTTAGAATTGTATTTTTTCTGATATTCTTTGTAGTGGGCGAAATATTCCTCATACATATTGGGCATCTTACTATATATACGTGCTGAGGTTTTAGACCTTTGCTAACACGGACCCTTTATGCAATATAAATTACCATTCTTTCTTGTACCATATCTAGGACCCTTATACTTTTTGGATGGCTCTAACTTTAAGAATTCTTCTATAAGTTTCAAATGCTCGACTGACATAACATGCATTCTAAGTTTCCATAATCGTAAGGCTATCTCTTTTTTGGAACCACTTTTTGTAACCTTATATTTGTTTGTCAGTTTTTGTAAAGTATCCATCGATATATCTTTAACCTTTCTTGTTTGATTCATTATCTATTTATGAATCAGGAATTTAAAATTCATACTGGTCTAATATAGTGTAGGTGTAGTTTTACACTTCTTACCACTTGGTGAATTGCAATTCAGTTGCACACTTTTTGGTGAGAATCCCTTTAATTTCAATTTTTCTATTAAATTATCTTTATTAGATAATCCTTTTATTTTTAGAGCCTTAAATCCATTCCCATAAATAACGTAGCATCGTTCTTTAAGAGACATACTATAATAGAATAGATTTTACAATGCAGTATCCTTTAGCAACATAAAATCCTTGTACATCGATCTCAGCATTTTCTCAGGTGCCTTACTCTTTTCCTGTATGACTCCTTTCTGAACGAGGTATTCACGGATTTTATGAATCGGCTTATTCTCCATATCATCCTTGACTCTCTTTGCTCTCGTGAAGCGATGTGTCAAAGAACTCACTGAAAGACGGAATCGTCTTGCCTTCCGTGTATGAGGCTGGGTAGTTTGTGCGGAGGAATGTGATTGTGCTTGACTGCTATGCTTTGGCTGTAGTTTAACACGAGGATTTTTCGCGGGTTTCAAGATTACCTTTGCACCACCATCATATTCTGTTTCATCCTTTGGCTTTGGAATTTGATTAACTACAGGCTCAACTTTTGTAGGAATACTAATAACCGGTCTTGCAATGGGCTCTTGTTTCTGTACTTGTACAGGTACAAGCGTAGCTACAGGCGTAGGTGCAATAGGTACAATAGGTGGTTGCGCAACGGGTGAAGATTGTCTTGATAATTCCTTGGCCTGTTCAATAAATTCCTCCTCCTCCATCTTTGTCTGACGTTTCTTTCTTGAGCCGATGGGTCGCCGGGATTTATTAGCATCCTCCACAGCAGACCCCGTTATTGTCAGACTTTTTATGGAAGGATCCATCTTATTGAATACGCAGACTTAAACAAGCTTTTAAAATCCGTGGTAAAGTGGCCTAAAGCCTTCAATGAGTCCCCATTGAAAATTGATTTGTTGATTTTCACAATGAATGGTACAACCAACAATGTCTACACCAGAGCATTCTCATATTCTTGAAAAGTATTTCCAGCAAATGGACAAGAAGCAGATTATTGCTCACCAAATTGAATCCTTCAATCACTTCATTCTCCACGATGTCCCTGAGATTCTTCAGACCGTGAATCCCGTGATTATCCGTGGCTCACCAGAGATTCCTCTTTCTGGGCCGCGCTCTGTTCTGGCCTCCGC